GAGTTGTTAGTTAGGGTTAAAAAAACATACGGCGGACTTATAAGACGCTGGGAACAAGCTCTATGCTTATAAGGAATAATGCCGTATCAAGTTCCAACCCTAACTATCAGCCCATAATAACAGAGTAAATCAAAAGAGTTAATCCTAAAATAAAAGTATGAAAAAAGAAATAAAAGCAACCCAACATTTACCCACCCTAAAATAACAAAAGAATCTATGCCAAAACCTAAACAAGAGAAGTGGGAAGAATACGCTAAATTATTGGAAAACCAAGTTAAAATGATACGGCTACAATGGAAAATAGAGATAACAGAAGCCGAAAAACGGGGATACGAGAAAGGATACGATTATAAATTGGCTATTTACCAAACGCCAGAAAGGACTTTAGAGTGGGTTAAAAAAGAAGAACGCCAAGCAGCCGAAAAAGAATGGCTAAAGATATTAGAACAGAATAAAGCCCATTATGAATTAAGGGAAAAGTTGGTAATCCGGCAGGTTAAAGAGGATTTGATTGAGGAAATAAAAAAAGAGATAAAAAACGGCAAAATGTGGTCAAAGAAAAGTTTATTATATCTATTATCTAACTTAAAAACCCAATAGCAATACTATGACAAGAGAAGAATTGCAAAAGGCATATAAAAAAGCAGATGAGATGATGAAAGAAACAAAGGGTCATTCTTTTATGTTGACAGGGTTTAAGACGAGATGCCAATTTTGTGGCAGAAGTCCCCGCCAAAAAGGAATATGCAAGCATTGGTTTCAGAGATATTTAGATTGTTTAGAATTTATTTTAACCCAATAGCAATATGAAATGTCCTAAGCCAAAGAAACGCCTTAAAAGAAATACCTTAGGGATATGGTATAGAATGAGAAAAAAATTGGATGTTGTTTACCTCGAAAAAAGAATAATAACCTGTGAGGCAAAATTAGAAAAATGTTTAATTGATTGGCCATTGGCTTATGCTCATTTGCATAAAAGGTTATGGTATAAGAACCAGCCGGAATTATTAGGAGATTTTAACCAAACCATATTATGCTGTCAGAATTGCCATCAAAAAATGGAGGGGAACAACGAATTAACAAAACAAGTGTTCGCCAAATTAAGACCTGTTTTACTTGTGGAAAAAGAATCACAGAAGGAAGCATAGATTATTCAAAAGAAACAGATTTCAAACCTAGACATTTGTATTGCGTAAAAGCGCTTAAAAAGAATTTACTTGATTTTCCAAAAGAGTTATAATGTAGTAATGGAGGAGCACAAAGATTTACTTTTCTTGAAAAATCTAGTGGAAGGAATTGTTAAGTTTCCAGAGAAAGTTGAGCTTCAACGCTTTACAGATGAATTGGGAGTGTTTTTAAAAATGAAAGTTGCAAAGGAAGATATGGGAGTGGTGATAGGAAAGCAGGGTACTAATGTAGCCGCTATAAAGCTTCTGCTTAAACTTTACGGAATAAACAATGGATCGCGTATTTCTCTTAAAGTAGAAGAACCGGACATTGTATGAAAAAACGCGATAAGAAAAAGAAGAATCAGGAGAGACAGGAGGAAAGAGGAAGGTATGAGAGGGATAGGAAAAAAAGAAATGCAAGGTTAAGAGAATCCGCGCGTTTAAAGTTCAAGAAAATAAAAGCACAACAGAAGGAAATGAAAGAACAGCCGAAACAAGAGAACAAGCTTAATCTTTGGAGTTGGCTGTATGGCGTAGGTTATTCTATAGGAAAGTTATTCAGAAAGTATATTGCTTGTAAACTTGGCTTTCACGACTGGAGATTGTGCGCCGGGAAGCCCGGCGATCCTATGTATGCTTGTATTAAGTGCTGGGCGAGGTCTAAAACTCTTTGGACAGAAACTAATTATAATAAAGGATAAAGCTATGGAAGAAGAAAAAAAAGAACCGAAAATCCAAATGACAGGAGAACAAATGGTTGAAGAAGTTCAGCAGATAATCCAGCCTTTGGTAGAAAGAATAAGTAAGCTTGAAGAAGAAGCAAGGAAACCGAGAGAACTGCCGGCAATTCCTTCTCAAGTTATAAACAACGATTTAAATCATTTTATTATTTGTAACGCTAATTTTGCAACTTTACCTGACGTAAAGCCAGAGGATCTTCAAAAGATGTCCGGAGAGTTCTCAAAAGAACTTCAGACCTTAATGGAAAAGTATAAGATATTCAGGTGTGAAGCTGCAATTTATCATAAGTTTTAAATGCCTAAAACAGAGAGAAAAACAACAAAGAATGGAAGGACAGAAAGGATAGAATTATTTTGTCAGAGTTTCGCAAAAGATAAAGATTGTTTTGGAAACGGAACACAAGCATATTTAAAAGCATTTCCCGGAAGCACTTATAATACAGCGAGAGTATGCGCGAGTGATTTGCTTGCAAGACCTGATATAGTTTTAAGAGTAAGAGAATTAATTGACATTTATGTCTCAAATGAAGTCGTGGACAAAGAACTTGGAACTATGATTTTGCAGTATGCTGATTTTCCTACAAAAGTTGCTGCCATAAGAGAATATAACAGAGTAAAGGGCAGACTTGCCCCGACACAATTTAAGTTCGTAGACAACAATGATGACCTTGCAGACGAACAAGTTACAGAGGAAATCAATAAGCGAGAGAAGTCTGGAGAGTCTGAAAGCCAGTCTCCGGATGCGAGTAAAACAGAATCCGCATAAGTACTACATTCCTAACGGAAAAGTTGAGGAGTTTGTTAAAATGGTTGGGGCTGATAAAAACTTTGTTAGCTTTTTTTGTGCAGCTAATGGAGTAGGAAAAACAGCATCAGGAGCTGTGATTTTATCCCATATTTTATGGGGGCAGTCCGGTAATGAGTATTTTAAAAATCTTCCTTTATTTGACAATTTTAAATATCCTAAAAGAGGCAGGATAGTTTCAGATCCTACTACAGTAGCCACTGTGCTGATTCCAGAGTTGAAGAAATGGTTTCCTCCGAACAGATATATTTCAAGCAAGATGGGAAAGAATTATGAGTATATGTGGAGAACAGATTCCGGGCATAGTTTTGAAGTGATGTCGCTTGATCAAGATCCGAAAGAATTTGAAAGTGCAACACTGGGCTGGGCTTGGTTTGACGAGCCGCCGACAGAGGCTATATTTAAGGCTACAGTGGCAAGAATGAGAGCCGGTGGAATAATATATATTACTGCAACACCTTTAACAGGGAGCAGCTGGCTCTATGATCATATTGTTACTTATAAAGGAACTGAAGGGCAGAGAGATTTTGTTCAGGCTGAAGTGGAGGATAACTGCAAGATTCACGGGGTAAGGGGAAGGTTGGAACACGAAGCGATTTTAAAGATGGTTGCCGAATATACGGAAGATGAAAAACAAGCGAGGGTGTGGGGAAAGTTTGCTCATTTAGTCGGGCTTGTCTTTAAGAACTTCAACAGGAAAATTCATATTATAAGACCGTTCAGGATTACAAAAAGAGACTTCGTTGTGTTAGAAGCTTTAGATCCGCACACCAGAAACCCGGACGCTGTGATGTGGGTAGGGATAGACAAGAACCAGACGAAGTTTGTCATTGACGAGTTGTACGGAAATTTCATCACCGCAGAATTAGCCGCAAGGATAAAAGAAAAAGCTGGAGGATTGAGACTGATTTCAAGGATAGCAGATCCGGCTGCATTCAGTGAAGATAAGCATTTGTTAAATGCACAGGGACAGACATTGGCTTCTACGTTGAGCAATGATTATGGTATTTCTTATTTGCCCGGCACAAAAAACAGGCAGAGAGCAGACAGGAGAATAAAGGACGCGTTAGATTACGAGTTAAGGGGCGAGGAAATAGTTTTATCTCCGGAGTTGTATATCTTTGACACTTGTCATAGAACTATTTATGAGTTTGAGCATTACCAATGGGATGAGTGGAGAGGAAGAATTGCTGAAAGAAAATCGCCAAAAGAAAAACCGCAGGATAAGGACGACCATCAGATTGAAAATCTTGGAAGAATACTTTTGCAGGAAGCGGCATTTACTCCTTTGCCTTTGATGCTGCAACCGCAAGCGAGTTCGATTAAAACAGCGAAATCTTTTGATCCATTTGACTAATAGGCTGTGGAAAACTACGATGAAAATGCAGGTTTTAGGACAAATTAAGCACAAAAACGGGAGTATCTTGACAAGACGCTATAACAATTTATTTGATTTTGTGTTATATTATAATAATAATTTCTATTCGCATTATATTGAGCTAAAGCCGAAGTGGTATAAAAGGTATTTTAAAGAGCCTTTTACAAAAAAAGAAATCAAGGATTGTTCCAAACTTCTCATTGATTTAGCTTGTGAAATGGTTGATGGGATGAGAAGCAAGGATTTGCCTTCTTAAAATGGCTACGAATTTAACACAACCTAAATGGAGTGGAAAGAAGCCAGTTCTCCAAAATATGCCCCTTTATAAAAAAAGTAAATTGATACTTAGAGATTATTTAGAGGAAGTACCGGGAGCTACAAGAAAAGTTTTCACTTATCCACTTACCTTTTTGACAAAGAATATAGAGAAAAAAAATAGTATCAAGAACAGGGGTAAAAAAAAGAACTGATGAATATCAGGCGATGTTAAGAAATTTATAAATTTAATAAAAAAACTATGCCGCCCGCATACGAAAAGTGTGTTGCTACAAAAGGTAGCAGTAAATTTACTAAATCTCTTCCAGATAATCAGTATGTTCACGGATGCAAAATGCCGGGAGCATCCAAAGCTGTCTGGGGAGAAGTAAAAAAGAAACAACCATTAACAAAATCTAAAAAGTAGTGCCTAAAGAACTTAACCCATTTTCTTATGAAGATAAAGAAAGAAACGAGGAAAAGAAAATACTAAAAGTTTACGGAGAACCTTTTGTAAAAGGTGTTCTATTAAGTGAGCAAACAAAAAAAAGGATAATAGATCAGGTTGAGGAGGAATACCAAATCTGCTATTCTTTTCTCCAGACTAAAAGAGATAGTTGGGGCAAGAGATTAAAACTCTATAACAATCAAAAAAGGGATCAGGACAAGGTTGGAGATCCTTTGCTTTTTACTGTGTTCAATACAGTTTTAGCCACTCTTTACACGAATAAGATGATGGCGAGGTTTGAGGCTAAAGAAGAAGGAGATGCGGATGTGGCAGAGAACCTCAATGGAACTGCCGAGTATGATTTTGGAGTAATGCAGAAAGATGTCTTGGATTATGAGTGGGACTGGGATTCAGCTTTCTTCGGCAGAGGATTGGTTTTGTTAAATGACTTTGATCGGAAGTATATGACTCCGGTTGCTCAATGCATAGATCCTATGCTTTTCTTAAGAGATCCGAGAGCTAACTCTGTTAATGGAGACCAAAAAGGAGGAGGAGCAATGAGGTTCGGCGGTATGCAGATAGGAATGTCAAAGTCTGAAATGAAAGAACATCCGGCTTTTTTTGGCGTAAGTTCTCTGCTTAAATCAACGGATATTAAGGATTTGCTTGAGAATAACCGGGAACAAAGGAGAGAAGCGCAGGGGTTGCAGTCAATGAAGATGCAAGAGGCGGCACTTGGAGAAAACTATGAGTACAGTCTGCTCCAGTGGTTTACAAAGATAGGAGGGGAGCGTTATTTGATAGTCTTGGGAAATACCCGGCAGACAATAGTCAGATTCCAGCATTTAAAAGGAGACAGGTGGTCTATTATAGACAGGACTATCTTTCCTATGGCTCACGACTGGGATGGAGTTTCTATTCCGGACTTAATTGAGGATAAGCAGAGAGCGCGATCTGTGATGATAAATTTGGGTTTGGATTCGGCAAAGGCTGATCTTTACCCGATGTACTTATTTGACAAATCGAGAATCAAGAATCCTAATGATTTGAACTTTGAGTTTAATAAGTTTGTTCCGGTTGATGGCAGAGTGGACAACGCAGTAATTCCTATACAGAAATCCCTGTTCCACCAGCAGGTTAATTTGATTTTGAATATACTTGATGTGGCAGCCCAGAAAGCAGTGGCAGCACCAGAAATTTCTCAAGGAGTGCAACCGCAGCAAGGCAGGACTTTAGGAGAGAGTGAACTGGTTATGGCTTCCAAAGGAGTCAGGCATACTTTGGCTTACAGGATATTCGGCTGGTCTGAAAAGAGATTCTGGGAGCAATGGTATTGGCTTTATAAGACTTACTTTAAATCAGGGATTGATAAAAAAATTATCAGGATTCAGGGTGCTTTATCTCCTATCTGGAGGGAATTTACTCCGGAGAATTTGGTAGGACATCAAGATCCGGATGTTTATGTCGAGGATGTCCTAACCTCTGAAGAAAGAAGGAAAGAGGAATATGCAAAGTTCTCGCAGTTTGCACAGATAGTAATGCAAGATCCTACTGTCAGCAGGCGTTATACTAACAGGAAGTTAGGTCAGATACTTGGATTAAAGAAATCAGAATTGATGCTTATGTTTCCTCCCACTATTGACGAGATGGAAGCAGAAGATGAGAACGCCCAGATTGAGAAAGGCGTTCTTCCGAAACTTGAGCCTATGGAAGAAGATATAGTCCATATTGAAATTCATAACAAAGCACTGGATAACAAGTATAAGATTGCTCATATTGAGGCGCATAAAAAGATGATGAAATTCAAGAAGGAAAAGCCGATGATGTTTCCGCAGCAAGGACAGCAAGGACAGCAAGGACAACAGCCAATGGAAGGATTTACTCCCGTAAGAGCGCCGGCAACAGCAGGTGCAGGACGAGGAACAAGATCAGTGCCGGTTGTCCAGCAGCAGCAAGGTAATCTTTCGCCTGCACAATAAACTATGGCTGAAACTTTTGTTTTTAAAAACGAGGAGGAAAAAAAAGGAGCGATAATTCAAGCTTTGAATCAGTTAAAAGGAACAATGGGTTGGAAGGTTATAGTCAAAGCTATGGAGGAGAATA